TTGTTAATACCCCTAACCTTACGGAGTAATATCCAGATAGTCAAGAAAATAAATTCTAGCGTCATAAAAACAACCGATAATATAGGTAGAAAGACAGCGTTTAAACAAGGTCTATTGGCTCTGGTTGGGCTCTGGAAATAGGAACTATATATAATTTTTCATGCGTGTGAAAGGGTCGTAATGTAACATATCTATCTAGCTTGTCAAGTAAATAATTTCTCCGTCGGTAGCTAGCTAGGTGGTATGCTTTGGAAAATAGCTGAAAGCATGAGCCTAGAAAAAAAAGACTTGACTTTTAGAAATAGCTGTAAGTTAACATATATAAGGAGTTACAACCAAATTTCAACCTAGTTTTACAAATCCTAACTTGAAAAAGACTGGGGGGGCGATTGAAAAAAAAGACTCACGCAAATACTTGGGCAATTTTTTTAGATAGGGTTTGTTTCTGGAAGCCTTGATATTGTTAGAGTTACAGCTGCTGCTAACATACTAACTATACTAGCTAGTAGGTTTGCATAGTTATTCAACTAGAATTTAAATAGAAAAGTTAGCGATGTCAAGTATAATCTTTTTAAGGTTTTAAAAAATATTTTAGAAAAAATTTCTTGCTTTTTCAAAACTATTTAAATAAGTTCTATTATGTTTAATGGACCAAATGGAGCAGGAAAGGGTGATAAGCCAAGACCGATGGGTATTACTAGAAAAGAATACGAAGAACGTTGGGACAAAATATTCAAGAAAACCAAAAAGAAAGACCAAAATGAAAAAAGAAAAAAATAAAGTATTTACCGTATTGGTTTCTGTAACTACAAAGGAAATTAGAGACCAGTATGATTATTGGTGTAGTACACAAAAAAGCAATATGTTTACTAACCCATTAACAGGGCACAAGAAATTAGATGAGCGATTACTGGATTGTGTTTCAGATGACGAATTAGTTTTAGCTGCTGAAGCAGTTGACTGGAGTTATGGTGGAAAGTTTGATGAATTAAAAAGTGCTTACATTACATCACTACTAAATCTAATTATGGAGCAAAAACAAAACCCAATAGAAGAGGAATAGAACATGGCTATTAGAAAAAAACAAAAACCGACTATGAAAGACCTAGTGTATAACATTGTAAAGAATAAAGAACAAATCTTTACTTTATATGAAAAGGTAATGACCTTAGAAGGAACACTGCATGCTTATATGGAAATGAAAAAAGACACAGATAAGTTTAAAAAATACTTACAAAAGGAGATAAAGAATGCAGAAGCTAAAGAAAAAGACAAATAAGCCATTATCATTAGATATTAATGGTCATGATTATGAAATACGGTTTATTTCTGGTGCTAAAACAGATTTTGGAGCAGAAGATACAGAGATATTAGGTGCAGTATCCATGCGTAAATGTGAGATTTTACTAGAACATGACATGAAAGATAGTAAAATACTAGAAGTATTATGCCATGAAGTGATTCATGCGATTACTTTTGGTACAAGTCTAGAAATGACAGAGACTCAAGTACAAGTTATGGCAAATAATTTGTTTAGATTGGGCTTTGGTAACTACTTATGGGAAAAATCAGGAGGAAAGTATGATTCCTAACTACGATGCAATCGTCAAAAAGGCAAAATCCTTGTGTGATAACAAAAATGTTGATTATGCACAGGTACAAGAACCATTTTCAAACTTTGAAATGGTCGAATCACTAAAAATATGTGATACACAGACTGGCATTCTTGTTCGTATCTCCGATAAAATTGCTAGAATAGCTAATTTATTGAAGAGAAACGGAGAAAGAGCGATAAGTGAAGAAAAAGTAGAAGACACAATGTTGGATTTAATAAATTATAGCATAATATTATTGAGTTATACGTTGTATCAAGACCAATATGACTCAGAAAACGGAGAAGAAAATGATTAATCCAGGTAAAATATTAGAATACAATACAAATAAGTCTAAAGTCAACCTACACTGCTTGACAGATATACATGTTGGAAGCAAAGTCTTTGATAGATTGCTATTTTTAGATGCAATTAAAAAGATTAAGGAAGACCCAAATGCTCTTTGGTTTGGAAATGGGGATATGTTAGAGTTTATTCCACCTAATTACCACATTCCAGAAGGTGACCAGTTATTTGATAACAATGAGCAGTATGCACAATTTGTACAGATGATACGCCCTATCATTCATAAGTGTATTTTTTTACGTGGAGGAAATCATGATACCTTACGTTCTGTAAGAGCAGCAGGAATTGATATTATTCGTGTACTATGTGATGACCTTGAAGTTCCTTATTATCCATTTCCAGGGTATACAGTGATAAATCATAAACATAATCGCTTTACATTTGCAAGTGGTCATGGAAAAAGTGGAGCTAAGAATGGAGACATGGAGTTACAACGTCTCCGAAATATTTTCCCAGATGCTGATATGTATTATTTGGGTCACAACCACCAGTTGTACGCTAAACCAATCGATTCATTCGAAATCATGCAACAGAGTGAAGAAGTTAAAAGACAATGGTTTGTGCGTGGAGGTTCTTTTATAGGATATGCTGAATATGCACGCTATTCTATGTTTGAGCCACAAACAAAGGGATGGGTAGAAATAAGACTAAGTGATAAAGACCCAGAATATATCGTACATCGAAAGTAATGAATAAAAGAAAAGTAAAAGGTAAGGAGCACATTGTTTACGAAAATATCAACGAGCTCAGGCAGGCTATGCCATTTCAAGACGTGCAAGAGGATTGGAGAAAAGCCCCTGTTGGAACATGGACTGTCACAGACGATGGGCAGGTTTGTGAAGTGTTGGAACGTGGGACTATCAACAACCAAAGATATGTACGCACAGCGATTGGTATGTTTAACTGTGCTCCTTCTGTTAAGATGGAAGGAGAACTTAGAGAGAATGTATACACCTTCAGTGGAAAGAATAGCAATACGCTATTTAAGGAGCGTGTAGAACCTTCTAAACAAGAATTTTTATTTGCTAGGTATATTGCCAAAGGCGAAGGGATAATCGAGTCGTTTAAACGAGCTTATCCTAAAGCACAATCAGAACAGTATATCAAAGAGCAAAGTAGTATGTTATTAAAAACAGAAAGGATAAAAACCTTGATTGACAAAGAAATAGAAAAAATACTGAATGAAACAGAGATTACTCCTAAGTATTTGTTGTTGAAGACTAAAGAGATTGTAGACAATGAAGAAGCAAGAGATAGCGATAAGATTTCGTCGCTAAAGATGCTAATGGAAATATCTGGGTTACTAGGTAAGAAAGAACAAAAAACAGAATCAATAGCTTTGTTTAAAGGCTTTAGTCCTGAACAACTAGCTGCATTGGAAGGAAAAGATGTCAAAAGAATTGCATCGCAAGAACGTGAAGTACTTGGATTGCCAGATATGTCAGAGGAAAGTGAAGGTTAGGAAGTCTAACCCTAATTACAATGACTTCTTGTTAAACACTATTGTTGGTATTCCTATGGATAAATATATAACAGTTGACTGCAACTGTCTATGCACCTATGATGATGACATGGACTTAATTGCATTCAGTAAGGAGTTTATACAGAATAATGGAAAAGCTTAGTGTTTCTGATAAGGAGGTGCTGTTACATAAAGCATCGAAGGATTTAATACTGTTTGGTAAGCTTTTCTTACCAAATGATTTTTTACATAAATCAGCTTCCCCTCCTTTTCATTATGAATTAGGTAAAAAATTAATTAGCACAAAACCAGGAGCACGTATTTGTAATGTGCTTCCTAGAGGTTTTGGAAAATCAGTATTAATGAAAGCAGCAATTATGCATAGACTCTGTTTTACTCCAGAAGATAAAGCAATGTTTATGGCATGGGTAGCTGAGGAACAAGGTCAGTCTATTGACCATATCAAGTATATTCGTTCACATTTAGAGAATAACCATGCTATTCGTTATTACTTTGGAAACCTTTGTGGTTCAGATACTGGAAAGAGATGGACAGAAAAAGACTTAGTAACCAATAAAGGACATCGTATTATTGCGAAAGGTACTTCACAACGTCTTAGAGGTCGTGCTGAGGTAGATACACGTTATACTGGTATTATCTTAGATGACTTTGAATCAGAACTAAACACAAAGACAGCAATACGTAGAGATGAGATTAAACAATGGATTGTATCTACAGTTTATCCTGCGTTAGAAGAAAGTCCTGGTAAAGAGGGATGGATATGGTTATCTGGTACGATTGTACACTATGATGCATTCTTACAGAATATTGTAGATGGATGGAAAGATTCACAAAAACATCAAAAGAGCTATCCATGGGATGTAACTTTTATTCGAGCAATAGAAGATGGTAAACCTGCATGGGAAGAACAATTTCCATTATCAAAGCTAAATCAAAAACGACAAGAGTACATTGAAGCAGGAAAGATAGATAAGTTTGCTCAAGAGTATTTAAATGACGCAAGAGATTCATCTTCTGCTACATTCCAAATGGATAATATTCGCTACCATAACTACGAATTTTACACAGACGGTCAATTTGCCTATTTAAAGAACGAAAAAGAGATGATACCTATCTACACCTACATGGGAGTCGATTTGGCTCATACAGCATCAAATACGTCCGATTATCAGGTAATTATGGTTATGGGTATAGATGCCAACAAGAATCGTTATGTTATTGACTACTATCATGATAAAATACCAGCATTCGATATGCCAGAGCAAATATTAAAGATGGCTAAAAAATATTCACCTATTCGTAGATGTTCTGTTGAAACCGTTGGTGCACAGGAAATGGTGCGTGATATGCTAGAACGTATGGCTAGACAAGAAAAAAGATTACTGCCTGGAATTAACCAAGGAGTTAAACCACCTCATGGGATTAAAAAAGAAGATAGATTAGAAATGTCTTTAGGAAGTATAGTAAATACAAAGAAACTATTTATTCGTAAAGAACATTCTGCATTGATAGATGAAATATTTGAATTTCCAAAAGGAAAGCATGATGACTTGTTAGATGGATTGTATTATGCTGACTTTTTTGCAAAGCCACCACGTAGTACCGTCATTCAAAATAGTGAGTATGAAAGACCTGATGATTTTAAAACTCAAACACGTACAAAAATAAATTGGATGACTGGATTAAAAATATGAGAAATCGCCGTTTTCTTTGTAATAAATTACAAAGGGTTATGGTATCTGATTACACATTAGAACAGTACATAGACTACTTAAAAAGGGTAGAGGGCTACGAGAATAAAGTAGGGGATAGATTTTATCCATATCCTTCACCAGAAGGTGGTTTGAAAACAATAGGGTACGGATATAAAATCAAAACAATAGAAGAGCAGAATGAGCTCGAAGAAAAAGGAATGTCGGTAGCAGACGTTCAAAAGACATTAGAGCATGAAGCAAAAGTTTCATTTGATAAAGCAAGAGCTTATTGTTCGTTTAAAGAAATGAGTTGGGATAAAGTTGACGCTAGACTACAATATGCGTTAGCTGATTACTGTTTTAACTTAGGAAGTTTAAAAAAGTTCCCTACTACTGCAAAATATTTATTGATGAATAATGTCGAAGGTGCAATGGAAGATGACCCAGGTAGACCTGGTTTTAAACAATATGAACGTGTTTACAGAAATACTATGGGAGAACGTAAGCCATTAGGAAGAAATAAAGAATTTTATAAAGAATTTTTAAAACCATATTTGGAGAAAGCATGAAAATAGATACAACTAGCTTAGCAAGAAGAATTTACAATTTTACAAGTAAAAAAACCAGAGACTTTATGGATAGATTTACTGTAGAATCTGAAAATCAAAGAAGAGGCATTTATAATGCACAAAGAGATTCTGGCAAAGTAGATTATCTACCACCTAGAGAAGTAATGAAAGAGGAAGGTAGAATCAAAAATTATATGAAAAAATCAAAGGTTAAATAATGAGTCAAATAAAAGAAGATTCTAAAGCAAGAGAGAATAGAGAAATATTTCAGCGTTATGCTGATGCACGTAGAGACTGGGATGTTGAAGCTCGTGATGCGATTGATTTTACTTTAGGTAATCATTATACTGCACAAGAATCAGAAGTATTGCAATCGATTGGTCAAGCTGACTTTACCATCGACAGAATTTATGCTGCTATAGATAAATTAAAATCATTAATGACCTCTCGACCAGTTAAGTTTAGTGTAACTGCTAGAGAAGATTCTGATACTAAATTAGCCAATGTATGGAGAACACTATTAGAATATATATATGACATCTCTGATGGTCAACATCATTTTAAACAAGCTGTACATGATTATGCTACTACTGGATTAGGATATTTTTATGCATATATAGAACCAGAATCAGATTATGGTAGAGGAGAGGTAATGTTTACACACTTAAATCCTTTCCGTGTATATGTAGACCCTGCATCTAGAGATAGATACTTTAAAGACGCAGCAAATATTTTATTATCTACTATTTTAACAAAAGAGCAATTATTAGACTTATACCCAGATGTAGAAGAGTTTCTACCTAATATTGAAACCTACAATATGTCTGACTACTATAATGATTATCCTGATTCTCAGAATAAAAATAGTATTAATGTATTTACTCCTGCAGAAGTAGAAGATAAAGATTATGAGAGCACTATAGCTCAACGTTATCGTATTATTGAACGTTTTAACAAAGTAAGAGTTCCTTTCTATCGTGTTGCTGACCAAAAGAATGGAACAGAAACCATTATGAGTGCAGAAGCATTTGAAATGTTTTTAGCAGAGAATGAAGCAAACTTTGAAAATAATACTTATGCGTATGTAGAAATACCACAAACAAGAATTAAAGTTACAGCATCTTTAGGACAAGTCCTTCTTTATGAGACAATTTTAGATACTGACATTTATCCTATTGTCCCTATTCCAAACATTTGGACCAATACACCATATCCTAAATCAGATGTTAATAAAGTAAAAGATATGCAAAGACTGTTGAATAAATTATTCTCGCTTGCATTATCTCATGCTCAAACTTCAGCTGGTTTGAAACTATTAGTACCACAAGGAAGTGTAGAAAACATATCACAGCTTGAAAAAGATTGGGCTAATCCTAATGCTGTAATTGAATATGACCCAAGTTATGGAGAACCACATTTCCCTTCTCCACAACCATTGACTAGTCAGTTCTATGCGTTGATTAACCAAATAGAAAGATATATTGACTTAAACTTTGGTGTTCCTGAATTACTACAAGGATTTAAAGAAGGTGCTCCACAAAGTGTAAGAGGTACAATGTTATTAGCACAAATGGGAGAAGGTCGTGGTGCTTCTAAGTTGCGTGATATTGAAATGTCACTACAACAGCTTGGAAAAGTATTATATCAAATGTCAAAAGGACATTATTCTTTTGAAAAGAAATTTAGAATAGTACAACCAAATAATGACATTACTCAATTTGCAATCAATAACAGATTGTATGATGATAAAACAAAAGAATTAGTAAAAATTGAAAACGATATTACTTCTGGTCAGTTTGATATTCGTGTCGTATCAGGCTCTACAATGCCTAATAATAAACACGCAGAGTATCAAATGTATCTAGAAGCATATCAGTTAGGTCTAATTGATAGAACAGAAGCGTTGAAGAAAACTGAAATCTTCGACAAAGAAGGTGTACTTGCACGTACTGGAGAAGTACAAAGAATGCAAGGCATTATCGCTCAATTACAAGACCAAATAAAGATTCTATCTGGTGATTTACAAACTGCCCAAAGAGAGTCTATGAACGACAGAAAACGTGTTGAGGTACAGAAATTTAAATCTGAACTTAATAAAGTGGTTACTGGTGCACAGGCTCAACAAAAAGTAAATACAGAAAGAGTAAAACGTCAACAAGAACAACAGGTGCAGGCTGGAATAACTTCATTGATGTCAGAAGATATTGGTGAATAAAAAAACAGCACATCGAAAAGGAGATAATATGAGTGACGAATTAATGAAAGAGTATGAAGAAACTTTTGAAGGTTCTGAAACTTCTGAAAATAATGATATAAGTGAGCCTGAAATCGAACAGGATTTGAGTTCTGACGTGCAAGAAGATGAAGCACGTAAATTCCAGTCTATGTACGACAAAGCTCAGGCTGAGTTAAACAAAATTAAACCAGTAGCAAAGCTATTTCAGGATAATCCTGAGCTGGTAGACGTTGTTAGAGACCACTTATCAGGGGGTAAAGGACAGAACAAAGATGAAATACAAATTAATGAAGAGGAATTTAATCCTTGGGATGCGTATACAAATCCAAATAGTAAATCGTATCAACTAAGACAGCAAGAAATCGAGCAAGCTGTAAGTAGCAGAATGCAAGACTATATGTCTAGATTAGAAGCTCAGCGTTCTATAGATAGTTTAAGATATAGAGCACAAACTGAGTTTAAGTTGTCAAATGATGATGCAAATGATTTTATTGAATTTGTAACAAAACCTAAAGAACAACTTCCTTTAGATACACTGTTTAACGTATGGAACGTTAATAAAAACGGAGTACCACGAGTTAATCAAAATATTGAAAGCGTAAAGCGTGCACAACAAAAACCAAAATCAGCTGGTTTAGTACAAGGTGGTCAACCACCAAAAGCATCTGATGAGGATAATATGTGGAGCAATATTATGAAAGCTGGAGGTACTACATCTATACGTGGCAGTTTAGTTAATAAAAAATAAAACGTAAAGAGGAATTAAAAAATGGCAATTACAAGTGGACAACTAAAAGCAAGTAATTTAACTGCTGCCACTACAGCTACTGGTGTCTCTGGCACTGGTGTTGCTCCTGACCAAAGAAGACTGTTTAATTTTTCTGATAGAATTGCTGAATTAGCACCTGAAGAATCTCCATTCTTCGTGTATCTATCAAAAACAGCTAAACTTCCTACTGACGATTCTTTGTTCCGTTATCTTGAAGATAGGTCAAAGATTAGTTATACAAGTAGAGAGTTCTTCATTGATGGAGCTGTAGGAACTGTAGCAGCAGGTACAGATTACACAATTACTGTTGATGATAATGAATCATCACCAGCATCAATCGATTTCCTTGTTAAAGGAATGGTTATTGCAGTTAGAACTGTTGGTGCATCAGACACAGCAGGATATGGAAATGCAATCTTAAGAGTAGAATCAGCTCCAGTAGATAATGGTGCAGATACTACTTTCCAAGCTAAATGTATTTCAGTATCAAGCGTTTCTGGTTCTGACAGTATTGCTGATAACGACAGATGTCAAATTATCGGTTCAGCTTATGCAGAAGGTACTGGTTCACCAGACGTATTCTCAGAAGGCATCGATGATGGATTTGGATATACTCAAATCTTTAAAACAGCTGCTGAAATTAGCAACACTGCATACGCAACTCAACTTCGTGGATATTCTAACGAATTTGAAAGAGTGCTAGCTATGAAATTAAGAGAGCACAAAATCGACATTGAAAGAGCAATGTTATTTAATCAAAAAGCAAGAGTTGGAGGTATTCAATATACTGAAGGTCTTGTTGGACATATCATCAAAAATAGTACTGTAGTTGATAGAACTTCAGCTAACTTAGCATATAAATCAGGTAAAGCATACTTCTCAAGTTATGCAACATCTGAATTAACTTATGATGCATTATTAGCTGACTTTGAAGTTCTATTTGACCCTGCTAGAGGTGGTTCTAACGAAAGATTAGCACTAGCTTCTCTTCCTGTTATTTCTTACTTCAACAAAATGGGTAACAATAGCTTCTCTGATGCTTCAACAGCTTCAACTCAGTATCAAATAAACATGGATGAACTATCAGGACAGTTTGGTCACAAATTAATGGAAATCAACACTGTTCACGGTTCTGTATACATGGTTAAAGAACCATTGTTTAGAGGACATTCATCTGGTTTAATGTTGATGGCTGATATGAGCAAACTATACTACAGACCATTAGTTGGTAATGGTGTAAACCGTGATACTCAAGTTATGACCAACGTACAAAACGCTGATGAAGACTTGAGAAAAGACATGATTCTGACCGAAGCTGGTCTAGAAGTATGTTTACCAGAATCACACTACCTAATTAATGTGGAGGGTGTATAAGATGGCTAGAGCAAGTGTATTAGAAATCAATAGTGGAAACTATGGTGGATTACCACAAGGTTTTCGCAAGTTACCTGATGCTAACGTTACTTTAACATCTAGCGATTCAGGAAAAGCAATTATCGTTATTGATAATTCAGCAGATAGAACTATCACTTTACCAGCTGAAGAAGTTGGTTTGAACTTTAAAATCTGGTTTGCAGGAACTGCAGCAGATGGACACGATATGATTATCGATTCAGGTTCAGACACTAACTACTTTGTTGGTGGTGTTGTTCATCTAGATTCAGATGATGCTGGTGACAATGTCGCTACAGTATATTCTGATGCAAATAGTAACAGTAAACTTCAGATTAATTTACCTGAAACTGGTACTATGGTTGAACTAATCTGTGACGGTACACTTTGGTATGTAAATGGTCAAGTTGTTTCTACAACTGCACCAACTTTTGCAGACCAATAATACAGTTAAGCTACTGGGGAGGGCGTTTAAACGCTCTCCCAAACAGCTAAAAGATTAATTTTAAATTGGAGATAACATGGCAGCATATAACGCAAATGTAAAAGTTATTATTAATGATTTGAGTGTTAAAGCAGACAGTGATTCAGGTTCATTAGCAAATGATATTAAAACTTTTGTTAATACTCTTGATGACACAACTAATACAATCATTTCTACTGAAGCAGTAAAATTAGATGCAACTAGAGTAGCATATATTATTCTTTATAAATAATAGATGAATTGTCAACATTGCAACGAACCTAATCCTGAAGGTTATTTTTATTGTAGAAACTGTGAACAGAGAGCTTCTGCTCCTAAGTTTACAGTTAATACTATTATGAGAGATACACCTATGGCAACAGCTATTAGAAAAGACCAAATAAACTTTGGTTCAAAAAGTATGGGTGACCATATTAAGCAGGTTCAGAAAAAAAACGCAGAAGAGAGAGAAAAGAAGATAAACTCACTTATAAAATGGAAGTAAATTTATAGGATATATTATGAGAAAAACAAAGAAAAAAGGGTTATATGCTAATATTCATGCTAAACGCAAACGAATAAAAGCTGGTTCTGGGGAAAAAATGAGAAAACCTGGAAGTAAAGGTGCTCCAACTAAAGCTCAATTTAAACGTGCAGCTAAAACTGCAAAGAAAAGAAAATAAATGCCTATTAGAAAAGTAAAAGGTGGGTATAAATGGGGAAGCAAAGGCAAAGTCTATAAGACTAGAGCTGGTGCTGAAAGACAAGCAAAAGCTGCTTATGCTTCTGGTTATAAGAAAAAAGGTAAATAATGGCTGATTTTAAAACACAAGTTGATGATTTAACAGGATTTGGAAGCACTGATGATGTTGCTTTAGCAGATTGGTTAGCTAATGGTGCTAGAGAAGTAATTAATGTATTCCCTATGGCTAAATTAGACAGAATGTCTGAAGAAGTATCTTTTCATAGTGGTAATACAAAAACAACCAATCCTATTGATGGTCTTAATGTAGAAGACGCAAAAATTCTTCATGTATTAAGAGCAGTAGATATTACAGCTAGTCCAGTAGTCTATCAACCTTGTAGACACATTCATTCTTCTCAAATAGGTAGAGCTATAGACTCTAATTTTATGGAATATGCAACATCAACAGACCCAGTATATTATATTTCAGATAAGTTATTAAGAGTATTACCAGATAACGATGCTACTAACGCTGGAACTGCAGATTGCAAATTACAAAAAATAAACGAAGATTTTACGATTGCAGTTACAGATACTACTGTTGAGAACTTTCCTAAAGAAGGAAATAATGCAGTAATTTTATTTGCAGCTAGAAATGCATTAATGAGATTAATGAATAATTTGCAATCAAATGATTTAATAGATAATGCTTCGACTGGTACACTAGCACTGATGAATGCTCAAATAGACAATGTAACAGACGCATCAACTGGTTCATTGCAATTAGCACAAAATAAAATTAATGATTTTTATACTTCTATAGCTGATATAGATGATATTACAGAATTATGGGATGATACAAATAAAAGATTTAAAGTAGTAAGAGATTCTTTATTAAAAGCACAAGATATTATAGATAATGATGGTTTTGGTACTAACTTAGATGTAACAGATTTTGTTGGAGACGTAGATACAGCTTTAGGTAAAATAGATGCACATTTAACTGATGAAGAATCTATATTAACTGACGACCCATCTGATGGAGCTATTTTTACAGCATTAGGATTAATTAAAACAGCTGTAGACCAAGCAGCAACAGCAGCAGGCAAGTTTACTTCAGCTGATGAATCTGTTTTTGGAGACGAAGATACATTTTTAACTGATAGTTCTCAATTAACTAGAGTTAAAGCAGCTTTAGATGAAGCAGAAAATGTTTTAAATGGTAATCAGCCAGATGCTAATACTGATGCATTTGGAGCTCAAGCAGCAGAAGATGTAGAGCTAGTAGCTTCTGCCTTAAATATTGTACAAACAGAAATACAAAAAGCTCAAATGCATTTAGCAGAATGGACCAGTATTGGAGATATGAGAGTCAAAGAAGTACAAGTAGCATTGAATGAAGCAGATGGTTATGCAAAAGAAGTACAAGCTAGACTTGGATATGCAACAGCTTACATAGCTGCAGCAAATGCTAGAACACAAGAAGGTTCTGCTAGAATAGCTCAAGCTAATTTGGGTGTGGCAGTAGCACAACAAGAATTACAAAGAGCTAATGTAGCAATAGCAGAAATTAATTCTTTAATGGCTTCTTATCAATTAGAATTATCAGGCGTTGCTCCGTATCTTCAAGAAGTACAAGGAAGATTATCAGCAGCAGCTCAATATGGTCAAGAATTTCAAGCAAGATTAACTAGAGACCAAGCTAAATACCAATGGTATACTCAACAATATGCATCTATTGATGCTCAATATAAACAAGCTTTACAGTTAATATCTGTTGAAAAAATAGAATCAGAAGAACAAAGATTATACAGAGAAGGTAGATAATGGCAGCAATAGAATTTACAGGAAAAGAAATCTATAGTAGAGTTTTACAAGCAGTTCCTAATGCAACAGAAAATTATGTTTTAAATTTAATTAATGAAGCATTGATTGATATGGGTCAATTTTTACAAAAAGTAGAGAATGCTAAAACAGACCTGCAAGAGAATAGATTATGGTATTCAATAGATGATGATGAAGCTATTACTGTTAATAAAGTATTTAGATGTGCAATAAAGAATGATAAAGGTGAATATATTCAAATACCTAGATTAACTAATCAAGAAATAAAACAATTTTATGTTGAATCAAATACAGCAGATGAGACAGATTGGAGCATAGTATAATGGCATCTATAAGTAGTACATATAAAGACCCTTCAACATCATTAGTTTGGTGGATAGAAGGAGATAAATTAGCTATAGCTACAGAAATAGGAGATGGTGGAACATCAGAAACTGCAGAATCAAAACTAAAAGCAGTACAGTTAGGATATACATTAGTTTATCAATCTACTGGAGACCCATTACCTAAAAATTTAACCAATGAAGCTTTAGATGCATCTGAAACAGATGTAGATGTTGATGAAGGAGCACAATTCACTGTAGGAGATATTATTAAAATAGACTCTGAAATGATGAAGGTTACTGCAATAGATACAAATACATTAACAGTAACAAGAGCTTATAATGGTACTACTGCAGCAACTCATGATAACGACAGCGAAATATATACTCTAAATTATGTACAAGATGGTATTGTTATTTCTTATTATGCTGAACCAATTAAATTAACTTCTCTTACTGGAACTATTGATATAGATAATACTTTACAACCTTTATTAATTGACTATGTAAAATCAAAAGCATTAATGGATGCAGCAGCAAGAGAAATGAACCCTACTATAGCACAAATAAGAATGGCTTCAGGACAACAATGCTTAGCTAACTACAGAGAAGGCTTAAGAAAATTTGGAATGAAGAAAAATGATAAAACAGGTGGAACACGTGGTATCGTTCCAGCAGATATGAGATAATGGCTAATAAATCACCAGTATGGGAACATAGAAGAGGCTTAGAACAAAGACTAAGCAATCTTGAAACTCATGTGGAAAATATTTATCATCATGTAAAAAGAATTGAACATTTAGTAGAAATGCAGAATGGAAGAGTACGTAAGAATGAAGAGCAGATAGCTAAATGGAGAGGAGTAGCTAGTGTTATTATTTTTTTGTGTACTGGAGCAATAACATTATTAGCAATTATATTAGGAGCATAAGGTGGAAATTAATAAAGAAAGTAAATTTACAATCAGCATTGAAACAGGTATTAGCATTGTTGTTACCATCGCTATGGTAGTTGGTATGTGGTACTCTTTAAAAGCAGAAATAGAAGAAGCTAAAGAATTACCAGAGCCTCCTGTGTCAAGAATGGAATACGATTTGAAAGACCAAATGATTCGTAATTCTATTGTAAATACAGAATCTAAAGTGGAAAAGTTAGAAGAAAAAGTAGATGATATTAAAGAAGATACTAAAGCTATAACTCAGACACTGATTGATATGAACAGCAAATAGAGGTTACTATGAAAAAAATAATATTATTCTTAGCACTGTTACTAACAAGTGTAAAGGCACAAACACCTACACTTAGTACATTGCAAGAAATACAGTTAATGAAGAATGAGTTTTGTTCTGTAATAGAAGTAAACGCATCTTGGAACTGGAATAATAGAATACCATTAGAAAAACTAGAGAACTGTTATACAGCTTATATTGATTTATCAGATAAGAATATAGGAGCATTATTGCAGAAAGAATGGGATATTCGTGTAGTTCCTACTGTGATTATATTTAAGAATGGTGTTGAGCAAAAAAGATTTGAAGCTAATTTAACAATGAAGTTTAGTGAAGAAGAAATATTAAGAAAAGTAGAAGCAGAAATAAAGAATTATGGCAACTAAAAAAACATCAAAAAAAGACCCTCGTTTATCAAGAGCTGGTGTATCTGGTTATAATAAACCTAAACGTACTCCTAATCATCCTAAAAAGTCACACATTGTTGTAGCTAAAGAAGGCGATAAAGTAAAGACTATACGTTTTGGACAACAAGGAGTAAAAACTGCAGGTAAACCTAAAAAAGGTGAATCTGCTAAACAAAAAGCTAGAAGAAAAAGTTTCAAGGCAAGACACGCTAAGAATATAGCAAAAGGTAAAATGTCTGCAGCTTATTGGGCAGATAAAGTTAAATGGTAAAGGAGATAATATGAACTTAGTAATCAGCAAAATCCTAACTGGGTTAGGTACTGAAAAATTCATCAAAGCTATCCTTCTACATTTAGGAGACTGGCTAGTAGCTAAATCTTCTAATAAGTTAGATGACAAGCTTTGGGATGAAGTTAAAAAAACCTTAAGCAAATAGGAGATAACATGAATTGCGAATGTAACTGTGGGTGCTGTTAAGTGCCTAGAGCATCCCTACAATTAAATAACTTTAGTGGAGGACTTAATACTAAGTCCTCTCCTAGGGATATTGCACCTAATCAGGTACAATTAGCAGATAATGTTATTTTGTCTAATGTAGGATTAGTACAATCCAGTAAAGACGCAGATAGTAAATTAACAGGATTTAATAAAACTACTACTGGTAATTATGGTAATGGTGCTTTTATTTATAATCATGATTATGATATTAGTGATTCATCAGCACCAGTAACACAAACAGCAACACAAATTATAGCATATCCAGATGGAACTGATATAGAATTTTTATATAGAACCTATAATACAACTGGAGATTTTACTGATGGAGATACTAGTAATGCTATTACTATGACTGGTGATGCAACATTTGAACCAGTGTACTATTATGTTGATGGAGTGTTGTATATTGCAGATAAAGATAGAGTAGATGCTACTGGTTCATATACGCAAAAATCTATACAATTAGTATCAAAAGAAAGATTTAATCAACCAGTAAATGCAGAATGGGTATCTGGAGATTCAGGTCCATCAAGTACTACTGATGCAATTTTTGAAGCAATAGAAAATGAAACTACTGTTAGTTTAAGTACTGCTTCTGCAGCTGGTGAATTTAGATTAGGATTTAATAGTTCTCCTACTCAATCATCTTTATCAGACTTTGAAGCAACAGGTGAAGCAGTATATTTGCAAGCAGATTTATCAGGTACTGAATTTGTTTCATTAGTGAAAGTAACAACAGCTAGTGGAAATGATGCTAGTTCTTTATTCACAGTTAATACTAAAATATATTTAAATGGTGAAATTATGGTTGTTTCTATTGCTCCTACTTTTTCAGGTGGAGTAACATCATTCTTTGCTAATAGAGGTCAATTTAGTACTTCTATAAGGTCACACATTGCAGGAACTGATAGTACATTACAACAATCTAGTGATGAACCAGCTGGTGGAGGTGCATGGGAAGAAGGGATTTATGAGTTTTCTTATACTATAGTAGATTATGGTGGTAATGAAACATTACCTCATGTTTTTGATACTGCTTTAAGTCATGCTACTATAGCATCAGGTCAATTCTTTGATGATGTTGATATTAAATTTAATACTGCTAGTGCTTTTAGAAAAAATGAAAAAGGTGTAAGAATATATACTAGAATTAAAGATTCAAATGATAGATACATTTTATTTTTAGATGTAGACTATGAAAGAGGAGCAAGAAGAAATTTATTTGAAGATTTTGAAGCATGGCATGCAAGCTCTACTTATGGTAGTGCTGGTAATACAGCTTATTTACAAAACCAATTAAGAATACTAAGACCAGCATTAGATACTTATGAAAGTATTAACGGATATTCTCAAGAAGAAAAAAGTATTAATTTAGGAGATAAAGGTGGATATAAAGCAGCTACTATCTGTTCAAGAAGAGCATGGATTGCGAATGTAAGAAAAAATGATGTGGTTTATGATGATAGAGTTTATTATTCTCCAGTAAATCAATTTGCAACATTTCCTGATTCATATTATTTAGATATTGGTATTAGTGATGGAGACTCATTCACAGGATTACATAGTTTAGGAAATAGAGTGCTAGCGTTTAAACAGAAGAAACTATACATTATTAATGTATCTTCTACTTCAGATGCAGGATGGTATTTAGAAGCAGAATACGAAGGTGTAGGATGTAGAACTCAAGAATCAGTATGTAAGACACCATTTGGTGTATGTTGGGTAAATGATGATGGAGTGTATTTATTTGATGGTACAAGTGCTCCTAAAGAACTATCATTATTTTTAGACGATAATACATTTAGAAATAATTCAGGAGAAAGACCAGCTATAGGTTATAATTCTAAATATAAACAATTAGTTGTATGTCAAGATACAAGTGCAACAGATGATTTCCTTGTATATGATTTTCAAACACAAGGATGGTCTGTAACAAAATCTATGACTGGTGGAATGTCAAACTTTGTTCAGACATCTGATGGTCTATATTTCATAGAATATGGTTCAGTTAATGCTAAAACAGTAATGTTATTAACAGGTGATACAGGAACAAACAATATAGATTTAAAAACAAAAGATTTAGATTTTGGTAATCCTGGATTAGTAAAAAGAGTTAATAGAGTATTTGTTACTGCAAAAGGAAGTGGAACTACATTAACTCTTAAATATGCTAATGATGGAGAAACAACTTTTGCTACAGCTACAGATGGAAATCCTGCAGTTTCTTTAGGTACAGACTATGTGATTAAAGAATTTACAATAGACTCAGCAGATAGAAATTGTGAATCAATGGCTTTTGAATTAACTGCTGATGGTGCAATTACTATTAATGATATTAATATAGATTATAGACAAACTAATAAGAGACCTTCATAATGCCAAAATCAGGAGAACATAACGTCAATAATGTTGACTCCTTTTTTAAGGTAAGACCATCTAGAAATACCATAAGAGAAGGAGAGTCAATCTCATTTCTTGAGAAAGGTCAACTTGTCAAACAAGAAAAAAGAAATGGCGTTGTCTACGAAACAAGATATTCAGAGCAAGGAACAAAAGCACTTTCAGCAATTACTATTTCTACTCCAACTACTGAACCTAGTGGTGATATTACTGCTGTTATTGCATCTACTGGACTAAGTGGTGGTGGAGCATCAGGACCAGTTACACTTTCTATTGATTCTACTGTTGCTACTTTAACAGGCACACAAACCCTAACTAATAAAACTATTAGTGGTTCAAGTAATACTTTAACAAATATAGGAAATAGTTCTTTAACAAATAGCTCTATTACAGTAACTGCTGGAAGTGGATTAACAGATGGTGGTTCAGTTTCTTTAGGTTCAAGTACAACACTAAATGTTGGAGCAGGAACTGGTATTACAGTTAATGCAGATGATATAGCTGTTGATACTGCAACTATCTTTGCATCTCCTACTTTTACTGGTACAACAAATGCTGCTAATCTTACTTTATCAGGTAATTTAATTGTTAATGGAACAACCATTACTATTGACACTGACACTCTTGCTGTTCAAGACCCACTGATAAAATTAGCAAAAGCTAATAGTGCATCAGATACAGTTGATATTGGTTTTTATGGTTTATATGATACCAGTGGCTCACAAGATTTATATGCTGGATTATTTAGAGATGCTGATGATAGTGGTAAGTTTAAGCTATTTAAAGATTTACAAACTGAGCCTACTTCAACAGTTAATGTACTTGGAACAGGATATACTACTGGAACATTAGTTGCTGAATTAGAAGGGAATGCTTCTACAGCAACAGCTTTAGAAACTGCAAGAACCTTTACTTTAACAGGAGAAATAACTGCAGGTGGTGTTAGTTTTGACGGAACAGGAAATGTATCTTTATCTACTGCTATAAGTGCAGGTGTTATTGAAGATGGAGATATAGCAAGTGATGCTGCAATTACAATTACTAAATTAGCAGCTTATACTATTAGTGGTGTTTCTTTAGGTGGAACTTTAGGGGCATTAACAGTTGGAAGTGGTCTTAATTTTAGTTCAGGAACAAATTATACAGGAGCAGTCGCAAGAACAATATCAGTTGGTTCTTTAGCACTTTCTAATTTTGATGCTGATGTTATTATTACAGATACAGAATTTAATTCTGGCACTCCTCCTACATTAAATGATTCAAGAATTTTAACTGCATTAGCTACAGAATCTAAAATTGAAGAATATGGATATGGCACTGGTACAGTAACTAGTGTCACAGGTGGAAATGGATTAACTGGTTCAATAACTACTACAGGAAGTTTAAATGTTGGAGCTGGTACTGGTATTACAGTTAATGCAGATAGTATTGAAGTAGATATAAATGGATTAACTTCTCTAGCTGATGCTGTTGATACAACAAATGACCAAATAATGCTATATGATAATTCTTCAACAAGTATAGTTAAAACAAATGTAGGTGATTTGCCTTTTACTAATAACACTGGAGATATTACTTCAGTTAGCATTACTGCAGGAACAGGTTTAACTGGAACAGTAAGTACTACTTCAGGAGCACATAGTCAAACATTGTCTGTTACTGGATTAACTGTATCAGAACTTGCAGCTGGTTCTTTAACAACAAGTGCAGAAGTATTTGCAGACAATGATACAACTCTTATGACTTCTGCTGCGATTGATGATAGAATATTATCCTATGGTTATAGCACTACAACAGGAACAGTAACCAGTGTAGGGATTACTCCAGGTAGCTTAATTGATGTATCAGGTGGACCAATCACATCATCAGGTAGTATTACGATTGATGTAGATTTAAATGAAGCAACTGATATGAATGGTATTGCTATGGTAGGCACAGACCAATTTATTGTATTAGATGGAACTACAGAATCAAAAAAACCTGCAAATGAAATTCCTTTAAGTATTTTAAATAACGATGCAGGATTTATAACCACAACAAGCACAGATACTTTAAGTAATAAAACCTTAGCTTCCCCTGCTTTTACAGGAACTGCTACTGGTGTTAATCTAACTCTTAGTGGTGATTTAACAGTTAATGGAACAACCACCACTTTAGATACTACTAATTTAAAAGTTACTGATAATATTATTGAACTCAATCAAGGAGTTGCTTCTAATTCTAACGATTCAGGAATTATTATAGAACGAGGTAGCACAGGCGATAATGCAATGATTATTTGGGACGAATCTCAAGACAGATGGGTATTGGGAACAACCACAGCAACTGCCGATGCTACTGGAGATATTACTTATACAGAAGGTAGTGTTCAAGCTACCACATTTTATGGGGCATTATCAGGCAATGCTTCTACTGCTACCAAATTAGGAACTGCAAGAAATATTGCAGGAGTTGCTTTTGATGGTAGTGCTAATATTGATATTCCTATTGGTAATTTATCTGATGTTACAATTACTTCTCCAAGTGCTAACCAAGCATTGATTTACAACTTTGGTACTGGTTTTTGGGAAAATGGAACTGCAGGACTCACCTACAATGGCTCAACTGCTAATGGAGTATTGACTTATGGTAGTAGCACTACAATAGATGTAGAGTCAGAATTAACTTATAGTGCAGGACAATTAGAAATAAATAGAAGTGGTAGTAATGCAATATTACAATTAAGAAGTGATACTAATAATACAAGAATACATTTTAAAGAAAACACTGATGTAGCTTGGAATATTGGGTATGATGCAACTAATAATTGGTTTAGTTTTTATGATGCTTCAGTACCTGCAACACCAGTAAAAATTAAAGATGGTGCAGGAAGTGATACTTTAGTAGTAGATAGTACTTCAAGGGTAGGTATAGGAACTGCATCACCTGGTGAAAAGTTGGAAGTATCAGGTAATATAAAAATATCTTCTTCAAGTAATTATTTACAAGCATCTAATATTCAAAATCTTATTAGTGGTGGAACATTTAGAATTAAAAATTATGGTGGAACTTCTTTAGCAGAATTTCAAGATGATGGAGATGTATATATTCCTGGCTCAGTCGGTATAGGAACTACCTCACCTTTAGAAAAATTACATATATATGAAATTGGACTTAGTGCTTATAAAACTTATACTTCTGCAGGTGCAGGTGTATTAATTACATCATATCAATCGCAAGGAAGTCCATATACAAAAACAACAGATATTGTTGCTAATTCTGATGGAACAGTACCATCTGAAATGAGATTGTTTACAAAAGCAAGTGGTGCTTCTTCTGCTTCTGAAAGATTAAGAATAGACTCAGCAGGTAATGTCGGTATAGGAACTACAACACCTGGATATAAATTAGATGTTAATGGTTCTTTAAGAAATTATGCTAATGGTAGTGCAGTATTTAGAACAGAATCAACAGCAGCAGGTTATGGTGCTTATAATAGATTAATCACTACTACCAATACTTATGATGTATATGCCCTAAATGGAGATTTTATAATAGATGAAAATGGTGTAGCAACAAGATTTAAAATTAAAGATACCACAGGACATATTGAAATTCCTAATGATTTACAATACCTTAAATTCGGTGCAGGTGGAGATGGAGTTTTATATTCTTATGAAGATAATTTTTATATTGCAAATTTCACAGCAGGTAAAGATACTATATTTCAAAACTTAAATAGTGCTGGTAGTGCTTATGTAACTAATTTATTTATAGATGGTAGTGCAGAACGAGTCGGTATAGGAACTAACTCACCAAGTAAAAAGTTTGTAGTAAAAGGTGCAAGTGGAGACCAAGCAAGATTTGAACACAATGGTGCATTAGGTGCAGTAGATATTTATAGTGGAACAGATGGTGGATTAATAAATATAAGAAATGCTTCAGGAACTTCAGTTATTAATCTTGATGCAAGAAATGGTACAAATTCTTATTACAATCATACTGGAAATTTCGGTATAGGCACTAACTCACCTACACAAAAATTACAAGTAGCTGCAACTGCTACAAATAGTATAAAAAATGCCCTTCATTTATCAAACAATTTAACTGATACTACAAGTGCTGTTGGCAATGGTGTTGCTGTTACTATGGGTAAAGACGATGGTAGTTATTCTACTAAAATAGCAACAGTATATGAGGGCAACAATCCAAGCTATCTTCAACCTGCTTTAGCATTTTATACTATGTACAACACTTCTGCATCAGGAAGTGAAACTGAAAAGATGAGAATATCAGCAGCAGGTAATGTCGGTATAGGAACTACATCACCAAGTGCAAAGCTACATGTAGCAGAAGGATTTGCTTATATTTATCAAACAGATAGTCCAGGAAAATTAGAATTAAGAGATAGTAGAGCATCTTATGATGCAGAAATATCACAAAGAAGTGATGGTAGAATATCTTTAGCTACAAGAGCAGGAACTTATGGAAGTAATGGTTCAATAGAAATTTTAGATTCAGGTAATGTCGGTATAGGAACTACATCACCTGATTCTAAGTTACAAGTAGAATATACTACAACTTCTAATGGTACTGCTGCTATTGCAGAATTTGGAACTTCAGGTAGTGGTGCTATTGCTAATTCAGGACATCAAGTTATTATTGGTGGGCCGAGTGTTGGTGGATATACTGGATTATTAATTTATTCTGATTCTATATCAGGAAATGGACAAATATCTTTTGCAGATGGTAGAGGTGCTAATGACTCTTGGAGAGGAACAATAGTTTATGAACATTCTACTGATGCTATGGAGTTTTGGACTAATGCTACTGAAAAAATGAAAATAGACTCATCAGGAAATGTCGGCATAGGAACTACATCGCCTGGAGATAAACTTCATATTGCTGGTAATGTAAGAATAAATGGTGGAGATGTTTTAAGATGGAATGGTCAAGCATTTATAGATACGATAGGTGCTAATGATATGAAATTTAGACCAAATGGCACAGAAAGAGTTATTTTTGAATCAGGAGGAGATGCACATTTTGACCAAGATGTTATTGCATTTTCTACAACACCATCAGATAAAAGATTAAAAACAAATATTAAAGAAATTGATTATGGTTTAGATACTATTCTAAAACTAAAACCAAAACAATATGACTGGAAAAAAGACAATAGACACGATATTGGATTTATTGCACAAGAAGTAGAAAAAGTAATTCCTGAAATTGTCAAAGATAAAAAACACTTTGATAAAGAAATAAAGACTTTGGATTATGAAAAATTAACTGCTGTATTAATAAAGGCAGTTCAAGAACAACAACAACAAATAAACGAACTGAAGGAGAAGTTAAATGGCTAAAGTAATATCAGAATATACACCTGAACAAGTTGTAGCTGATTCACCAAAAATGATTCAAATCAAACATACAAGAACTGTACAAGATTTAAATGGTGCAGATGTAGAAGTGCTTGATTGGACTGAAAATAAAATGCTTGACCAAGCAATTAGTGATTGTGAAGCACACAAAGCAAGATTAGAAGCTGACTTAGCATTATGTGAAGCAGAACTTGCAGATATGATAGCAATTAGAGATGGTCAATAATGGCATTACCAGTAGTACCAGCCACTAATATTGGATTGTATGCAAACTTGAGAGAATCTTGTAGTTGCACGAATACATCTGATATAAGTTTAAGAGGACTATCCATTAACAATCCTGCAATGTCTTATTCAAGTATTAGTAGAACAATTTTACCAAGTACACCTGAAACAACCACCAATGGTAGTTTACAGAATTGGTTAGTAGCTAACCCTGTTGATAACACTTATGACCAAACGATTACCACAGGTCATGCAATGTCAGAATTTCCAACAGGGAGAGCAGCCGATACAAGTGGTTATACAGGTGCATAATGAGTAAGAAAATAGTGGAAATGGTATTAATAAAATGGATAAATTAGTGAGGATATATACATGAGTAACGGCTTTTCACAATATCAACAATCACAACTAGGAGTTTCTGCTGCTAAAGCTAGAGCTACATCTGAACGTAGTTATGCACAGTTTCGTACTGGATTAACTGCTATTCAAGAGAAAGAAGCATTAGAAAGAGCAGCAGACCAACTAGAAAAAATAGCAAAAGAAGCTGAAGAAAATGCACGTAAACGTGGAAGAAGAGTTTCTTTTGGTAGATTATTAGGTAGTATCGCAGGATATGCGATTGGTGGACCAGCAGGAAAAGCAGCATTAGGTACAGCTTTAGGTTCTCTAGCAGGTCAAGCAGCTGCAGGTGGATTTAAAAGCTATGGTGTAGAAGTACCTGATAGTTTAGTTCCTGGTGGAGTATTTTATGGTAGAGAAAGAGAAGCATTTAGAGAACGTGCAGCAGACTTAGAAGAAGCATTCGAAGACCTTACAGAACAACAAAGACTAAATATTGGAAAGAATGTCCTTACTGATTATCTAACAGGTAGAGGTCTTGGTAAATTAGGAGAAGCTAAAATAGGAGATTTAGGTGTTTCTTTAGATGATTTATTAGAAACAGGACAAATATCTAAAAAAGATTATTTAGTAGATGTATTAAGAAGTGCAGCTGGTGGTATTGGAGAAAAAAGAATGGGTGAGTTGTCTGAATTATTAACAAATGTCACTCCTACTGGAAACTTTACAAGAGCTTTGGGAATGACTCAGATACCTAATACTCTTGGAGGTCAAGTTCCTAATGTATTAGACTTTTCAAATAATTTATTAAATAGTGCTACTAATATGGATGAATTAAATTATTTACAAAATCTATATCCTAATTATAAAAAAAGAAATAGTTTATTTAATTATAGTATTACACCAATGAGATATATAGGAGAGAATCTGTAATGCCTAATCAATTATTTACACCACAAACAACTCAAGAGTTTCTTGAATCTATGTATGGACCTTTAGGTGTTACACCTTCACAATATGGTCAATATGCTCAGTTTATACCAGAAATACCTCAAGAATTATATGCTTTAACTGACCCTAGTGCCGATATATATCAACAATTCAGAGGAGAGCAACAACAGAGATTATCACAACAACTTGGTGAAACTTATACTGGATTACAATCAAGCTTATTCCAAAGTCAAAGAGAAGCAAGAGGTATGATGGGTAGAGCTGGATTAGTAAGAGGTAGAAGTCTTATGGGAGAACTTAGTAGAGAAGCTTCTATGAGAGGAGAAAGAGCTGCTTCTGCTTTTGGAAGAGGACTATATGATATTGAATCAGATATTGTAGAAAGAGTTGGAGCTGAAAGAAGATATGTAGCAGAATTAGAAGCTCAAAGAAGGTCAGATGCTCTACGTGTTGCAGAATTAGCAGGATTATTTGATGAAAACAACAATAGAACTGTAACTACAAATCCAATGATGCAACAAGATTCTCAATTTCAATACAACTTACAATCACAATTAGATTATTTATATGGTGGTGGATTTCAATACAACCCAACTGGAGGAACAGTTTAATGGCTAGAAGCGATGTAGACGCTATTTTAGATGCAGCATCAATGGCAGCAAGACAAGATACTTTAGGTAATATGTTAAATCAGTTACCTGGATTATTGGTAGAACAACAAAGATACAGAGACGCTAAAGAAACAGAAGATAAACGTTACGCTGATTTACAAGCATTTCAATATAGACAATATAATGATTTAAAAGATGCTAGAGATTATTCATCTGATGTAGAATTGGTTAAAATAGGTTCTGAGTTAGAGGGAGATTCAGCAATAACATATTTCGACAATTTAAGCCTCAAAACAGATAATGGTAGAAGTCTAGCTAATTCTGTTAGTAAATCTAAAAAGGTTACTATTGAAAACAATAATAACTTAAACTCACAGATTAAAAATTTATATACCAATATAGATAATATGACTTATGATGAAGCTCTAAATGCAACTAATGCACTTAAATTAGATTTAGAAGCAAAAAACATTAAAAGAGATTTATCAACAATAGATAAAAAAGTAGCAGTAAAACAAGGTAGAGAATTTGCTAATGGAGTTCTTGATATAGTAGATTTTGGAGCTAATGAAGACGAAATAAGAAATGTTGTAAACAGTTCTCAAAATCCAACAGAAATATTCTCTTTTGTTATTGGAAGATTAGATAAACAAAAATTAGATTCTATTGAAAACGAAAAAGATAAAAATAAATTATTTACTGATTTATCAAATGCTTTACCAGGACTAATAAATGCAGGTGCACCACAATTCGTTATCAATAATGTTGAATCAAAACTAAATGAATTAAGTAGAGTAGAGGATGTAAAAGTTGGTGAACCAGGGTCTGTTACAGAAACTGGAGGTTTTTTAGAACGAGAAGAATTAGAAGCATTTAAGTCACAAGGACAATCTGGAATTATAGTTGTAGAAAATAACGATGAAAGTAGAACAGAAAAAAATATAGAAATTAATCTAGATACTGGAGAATATAGATATTTTGACGCAGTATTTGATAAAGAAACAAAAAATAGAAAAATAAAAGAACTTCGTGATAAACGCAAAGAAGCAAAAACTAGAGAGGAATATGACTCTCTAACTAGAGAACTTCAAAAAATAATAGACAGACCTATAGAGCAAACTGTAGCACAAAGAGCACAGAAAGAAGAAATGTTAAGTAGAATAGGAATGTCTGGTGCTTTCTAAATAAAATAAACTATGGCAAATGGAAACCAAACAAGACCTAATTTCTTTGAATTAGCAGGTGTAGATACATCTATAACTCAAACTCAAACTCAAAACAGACCAAACTTCTTGGCACTGGCTCAAACAGAAGCTCCTACACAAACGACATCAATGATTAGACCAGAAATGCCTACATTCACTGAAGCTTTTTTTAGCAGTCTTGGTGAAGAATTAACATTCGGTAAATTATATAATGACCCAAGATTAGATGCAGATGAATTATCTGGTGCAGCAAAAGCAGGTAAATTACTAGGTTCTGGAGCAGCATTTTTTGGTGTCACAGCTTTAGCTACTGTAGCCACTGGAGGTCTTGGTGGATTAGCAATGTTAGGTTCAAGTGCTGCTAGATTACAAAAAGGAGCTCAAATATATAATGCTGCTAAAAAAGCAGGTAAAGTCGATGATATGGCAGTAGGTATTGCTGAAGCTGGTATTGGTATAAAAAATTCTTTCTTGATGAGAGCTCTTGGTAAGAATGGAGTTCAAAAATCTTATATGGACAAATTTATGAAACTTGCAGAGACAGATGTTGCAGCTGCAAGAAGATTTGTTTTAGCACGTGAGATGGGTAAAGAAGCTTTAATCTTTGGTACAACTGGTCAAATGATGCAAGAAGATGACGCATCGTTTAAACAGCGTGCAGTAGCTTTCGGACAAGATGCAGTAGCAGGTGCTTTATTTGCAGTAGCACCAGCTTTTAAATTTACTAATAATCCATATATAAAAAGTTTAGGTCAAAGTAAATCAGCAGAATTAGGTTCTTATTTTATGTCTGGATTTGTTACAAGTTTACCTAATGAAGAAGGATTAGATTTAGGAAGTAGAGTATTAACAGGTGCATTATCTACTGGTTTAGGTGCTTTATTTGGTGGTGCAACAATGCAAGCTTCTAAACAAGATGTTAGAAGAGCATTAGAAAGAATTGGTTTAACAGATGAAAAGAAACTCAGTGAATATTCAGATATAGCTCTTGGTGTGATAAATAAACAAGCTATTACTGCTGTAGATGAACAATATAAAACTGTAGATTTTAGCAGTTTTGATAAAACAACAGGTGAAGTAAAAACTACTGCAAAAGTAAGAAAAGTATATGTAGACCCTCAAGATAAAAAATTAAAAGTAGAATATCAAACATATTATAAAAATGGAGAGCCAAAAGATTTAGTTACAAGAGACTTCAAAAATTTTAATGAAAACTATAAAAGGTCAGATAATAACCTTGTACAAGAAATAAAATATAATCTTGATGGTAAAGGAGGAAAGTTCTCTTTCTTTGAAGACCAAAAACAATTAGAATCATTTTTAAACACAGAAAAATTTGGAATTATAACAGCTAATAAGCCTGTTTTTTATGATAATAAGGCAATAGGTCTTTATGGAGAAACTCCTAATGAAGTATTAATTAGAGAGTTATTATCTAGAGGGTATAAAAGAAATCAGATAATGGCTGTTGAAGGTGTATATAATAATGTTTCTGATGGTAGAGGATTTATTGTAAAAGGTTTAAAAGAAAAAGATGCAGTAGAATTATCTAAAATATTTGGTCAAGAATCAGTAGCTACACAAAAAGGAATATTGAATATAAGAAGACCTAAAAGAAAAATTAAAAAATTAGAAAATGGTGAACCTGTATATGATAAAGATGGTAAATTAGTTTATGAAGAGGTTGGATATAAAGTAGGAGAAAAGAAAAACGAAATAACAGAAGTTGTGTACAATTTAAAAGCACAAAACATGACTGAGCCAGATGTTAAATATAGACGTGCACATCAAGCACAAGGTCCAGAAGATGAATTACCAGTTAGATTAGATAATCTTACAAGAAGCACTACAGGGGAAAGAGCTGGTTATCCAGATTATTTTTATTCTCCACAAGGTAAAAGAGTATTTGCACCAGGAGAAAGAAAACTTACATCAGGAGAAATAGATATGGCTGGTAGGTCTAATGATGAAAGTTATCGTCTTGCAAAAATATATAGAAATAATCCTAATGCAACAGTTACAATATATAGAGGAGTTCCTGAAAATGTAAATGAAATTAATAGGGGAGATTTTGTTACATTAAGTCCTACATACGCAAAGCTTCATGCAGAGAATAACTTAGGTCCTAATGTAGGAAAAGTTATATCTAAAAAAGTAAAAGTTAAAGATGTATATTGGGACCAAAATGATATAAATGAATTTGGATATTTTCCTGAGATAAAAAAGAATATTTTATATGGAACAGATGCTCAAAAAACTGAATATTATACAAAAATTACAAGCAAGAATAATGAAGAATTATCATTTAGTTATTTAATAGATTGGAAGAAAGATGTAACTCTTAGAAATCCAACTATGAATAAAACTCAACAATTAATAAGAGCTGATGAAATATTATTAGAATCATCAAAAAAGATTGCAGCTGCCCCAGAAAGAATTAATTTATATAAAGAAATTAAAATTCTTGAAGGAGAAGCTGGATTATTATCAAAGTCTCCATTAGACAATAGACACACTGCATTAAAGCTAAACGTATTTGGTAAAGACTCTATTACAAAAATGACAGATGATGAATTACTTCAATATAAAGCTTTAATAGACAATCAACCATCTTATACTACAAGATTAAATGATGAGAATGGTGGTATTCTTTTTGACAATAATCCTGCTATTAGTAACTTCAAAAAAACATTAAATAGATTCTTACCTGTTAGTACTAAATTTGGAAATCTTGGAAGAGACTTAGGAAGTAAAGAACTGATTAAGTTAGAAAAAGATATGACTCAAATGACAAGGATGAGAGAAGAAATAAAAGGTACTTATAGAGCTTCAAGAGATAAAATGAAAGATAGATATAATTTTTATGATTTATCAAAAGCAGAAGCAGAACAATTAGATAAAGAATTGATTTATCATATTGATGATAGATTTGAAAGTTTAAGAAGTCCTTTAAATAATAAACAAAAAGCAGCTTTAAATGATGTAATTAAAATACATGAAAAATTTGTAGATGATATATTTACAAGAATGAAAAAAGCAAATGTACCAGAAAAAGTTTTTAATGGTAAAAATTTTGAAAATCAAGATATACAAAAAGTTAAGAACTTTGTAAGTCTTACTGTTTCAGACGAAGCATCAGAATTATTATCTAGACAAGATGGACCATTAAGAGACTCTATGATTGACGCTATATTGAAGACAGATAAAAGGTTTAAACGTGGTGGTAATTTCTTTAATGCTAAAAATAAATATGAAATTGCTAGTGAAATATTAGATGATACTTTATCTCATAGTGCTAAACATGGTATTTATGGTGCTCAATATTCACGTACTGCTAAACTACCTCCTAAAATATTTTTAGATGAAAGTGGTGCAATTATCTCTGGAGTAGATAATATGAAATTAGGTGTAGGAGATACATTTAATGGAGTCAAAATTGGTAAAGTAGTTGATACTTACATATTAGATTATGGATTGACTATGGATAGATATGCAGGTAGAGCTGCTAGCATTACATCTACTTCAAAATTTTTTGGTCCTGAAGGTGTAATTAAAGATGGTAATTTTACAAAAAAATTTACAGAAAGAATTAGAAAGATGGAACAAGAGGTAGGTAATATTAAAGATATTAATTATATCAAAGGTGAATTAGAAAAAGATATGGATATTGTTTTAAGAGGTGACTCTTATGATGAAATTGTAAGTCCTGTTTTAAGAAAAGCTACAGCATGGACAGCTTCTGTTGGTTTAAGTAGCCCTAGGTCAGCTTTAAAGAATCTTGTATTAGGTCAAGTTCAAACAATCACTACCTTTGGTTCAAAAAAATATATGAGAGCTATGTTTAAAATGATGACTGATGAAAAGTTTCAACAATCAGTATATGAAAGAGCTGTTAAAGTTGGTGCTTTAGATGCTGGAGAACAAATTGTAGAAACTGTTGGTGTAGCAAGAAGAGGTGAAGGAAAAAGTGGAGCTATTCAACGTTTCTTAACAAAAGGAATGAAAGTTACAGAGCAGAAAAACAGATTAATATCAGTTGCAGTAGCAGAAGTTGCATCAGATGATGCATTAAAAGTATTAGCAGGAAAGACAGATGATGTATTTCTTAAAATGGATAAATCTCAAGCAAGAAGAATTTTAGAAGATGTATTTCAAGTAGAAGGATGGGAACAAGCAATTAAAAGAGGTTCATTTAATGAAGACCAATTAAGACAAATATACTTCAGAGGTCATACATTAACTCAAGGATTAGCTGACCCTACAGCTCTTCCAAGATTCATGAGTAATGCTTATGCTAAACCTTTTACTCTTTTCTATCGTATTGCTTTACGTGTAACAGAAAATGTATATCAAAATGCTTATAAACCTTTAGTACAAAATGGAGAAGTAGCACCTATGTTAAGATATTTAGCTGCTTCTACTATAGCTGGTGCTACATTACAAAACATGTATTATAAAATTCATAACACAGACCCAGATAAATTTATATCTGCTCCAGAAAGATTGTGGAATTATTTTGTTGAGGGAGAAGGTTTAGGTATATTTTCAGCTTTCGCAGAAACTAATAGACCTATAGCTCAATCATTAACACCTGCTATTGTTCAGAATGGTCAGAAACTATTAGGTGCAATGTCTTTAGCTTCACAAGGATTGTTTTTTTCTGAAACTAAAGGTCAACAAGAGATATTAATTAAAGAGGCTGCAAAGCAACTAGGTCAGTCAGTTCCTATCTACAATGATATTATTAATGGAATTAGAAAAAATACAGATAAAGCAACATTAACAAGATTCCAAACATTCAGACAAAAACAAGGAGCATTTAAAAGCGACATTTTAAATACTGAATTTAGTGGAAGATTTAATTATAGTGAAGCAACAACAAAAAGTTTAATGTATAAACAATTACAAGCTAATCTATATAGTGACAGAACTTTACAACAAAAAGATAGA